AACTCATGCGCTTTTTGCTTCTCCGCACCTCCAGCTTTTGGGAGGTCGTAGTTTACGAACAGACGTCCGCAGAAACCGATCTGAAGTCCGGCAGTAGTCGTGGGGGCAAGAATCTTTCCATCCTGCAGCACAGGAACGAAATCAAATTCTTTACCATCAGCGGCAAACCAGGTCTTGTAATCGTCGTAGGACATGTTTCCGTAACCGGTGAATTCAGGAGGGAAGTCTTTCGTCTTCTCTTTGAATCCGGTATTGGACGTAGCCATCTCTGGCTTGGGTGTCTGAAGTTCAAACCCTCTCTCGAAGTCGATGTAAGTCGCCTTGATCGCTCCGGTAGTGGCCGGGTTGATCAACGTCTGCCATCCTGCAAGGGTTTTGGCCGCCGCAACGGTCTGAGTGGTATTCTTGGCAACAACGATGAGACCTTTGACGTCCTTTAGGAAGTTTTTTGCGTCTCCGTTACCTTGATTTTTCCAGGTAGTCATAATTTCTAATCTTTATAGACTGTTAAATTTTGGAATTGTATTTCGATAGCCGAAAGAGTGTCGAAGTTTCCGGCGGCATTGTTAAGCCAAAACGGGTGATCCTTCACGTCGTAGTTGAAGTTGTCCGGGTAGCAGATATTCGGATGGTGCTGGATCCAGTCGGCGATCAGGTTGAAAATCGGAAACAGGACCGGTCTAATCGTATTTTCATACCTCTCCTCTGTTGTATCGTCCAGGTTTGCATAAGTGCAAATGAAGATGTGCGGAGAAACGGTATAGATGTACGGATCTATCCAGTTCGTTTTATTCTCGTTCTGATCCCATACAAGCCAGATCAATGGATATTTCGTCTCATCGTTGCTATCTCTCATCGTGCATTTCTGCATTAACTCGAAATAGGTCCCGTATTCAAAGAGCGGTAAGACGCTGCCAATTTCTTTTTTGGCCATGTCCACCATCTCCTTGAAGATTTGAGGGAAATCATTGAACTGTGCTTTCATATCCCGAACGCATTAATGCCCCACTGGGCTGTGAACAACCAGTCCGGATAATTGGCCCTGTTGGCAAACAGAAAATTGTAAGCAGACGGCTCATAATTGAACACACAGGGAAGATTCGCTCCTTTTACCGCATGCGCAAAGAAGGGCTTGAACGTTACCGGAACAGCCCCGTAGAGAGCACGCATGCGCTCCCAGGCATTGACCAGCTTGTTCACCGAAGATGCCCGGACACCTTTGCCCGTCGGGGTCAGAATAACCCCGGCTCCTGAAAGGTGAGTAACATCTCTCTGCACGAACTGATAGAAGACATAGTAGGCCAGAAGTGACCTGCTTACATCATTTTTCAGCCCTTCCCATTTCATTAAAACCGAATTCCCATGAATCACGTGAGTGAACTCAGCACCATAGATCAGATCTTTAAAAATCTGACTCTGCGGCTCCCCGTTTGCAAGATCAGCAATCATCAGTGAATACAGTTTATAACCGAGTAGATGGATCAGGATTTCCTTCTCGTATTGCTCGATTGCCTGATTCAGTGAATTTGCATTTTGATCCTTGTTCGGGAGGCTGATTTCTCCAACGAAATATGAGTTATCGATAAACATGGCTTACTTTTTTGTTGCTTTCTGCTTTGGCACCTTTGCTACCTTCTTCGGCGGAAGACAGCTCCCATCACAGGGGGTTGCAGAACCCTTGCGAACAAGGATTTCTGCAATTTTACCCGTGATTTTTCTTCCTGTTCTTTTGGATATCGCCTCCATTTTATTCCAGGTAGATTTTGAACCGTTGTAAATTAATCTTCGACACGCCGGTGCCGGCAGGAGTAAATACGACCTTGAAGTAAGAATATCTGCTTACCGTGGCATTACTGATCACCAGAGTTGTATCGGTCTGCGTCAGCGTCCAGGGAACATACGAGCCTATAGCAACATAAGGGCTATCAACAAATTTCTTCCCCCAGAGAGCTACTGCCACCCTTGTCGGTGTTCCGCTTACCTTGGAGAGAGAAACAAAATAGTCCTGCGTGGTGGGCTTTTCCTTGGCAGCATGGAACTCGAAGTACTGCGCGGTAGTGTTGGTCAACGTGTAGTTGGTCAACACATTCGCATAAGTGGTATTACCCAGCTCGACAGAAGCGGTAAGGGTCTGCGCCTGGCTGATGAATGCTACAAACACCAGCATGATAACTGCAATGAACTTTTTCATGTTTTTCAGGGATTAACCGTTAGAAGGAGTTGAAATGGCAGCAATAGCGGCAGTGACATCTGAAGAATAGATCACAGCGGATTTGTCTCGTACCCCAAACGCCAAACGAACCTTGATCACGACAGTCTTCTGACCCTGGGTGGCGTCTGTACCATTGTACAGAATTTCCATTGTCATATCCTTGCGCTTACCAATCATCAGCTGTTTGGAGTCAAGTACAACGGCAGAATTAGCGGCAACGGCAGTGGACTTGATGATCCTCATGCCACAAGCCATAGTGGGCTCACCGGTGATTGAATAAACAACCCTGCGATCAGTGATGCTGTTGTTCAGTTCATCTTTTTTGGCGGCGAGTTTGGAAACCTCGGACGGGGCTAACAGCACGACGTCAGGCATGTACTTGTTTGATTCGCACTGTAGTTTCATGGTTGCAATGACGTCAACTTCATTCGCCTGAGCGATGGTAGACGCATAGGTGGTAGCACTGGCAAAGTCAGTTTTCTTGTTGGCAGTCAACAGTCCGGCAATGGCTGAACTATCATCTCCGGCAGTTCCGAGAACATACCCGTCAACTTTGTCAAGAATTTTGGAAGGAGCTGTAACGGCGATTTCTTCCATAGCCTCCTGAAGATCGTCCAGTGTCTCATCGGACAGGGTGAAATAGGTGGCGATGTAGAACGCTTTAAACTCAACGGTCTTCAGCAAGAAGCTGGATTTGCCTGAAGCAGATCCTTCAGTCTTCGTTCCGGTGCCGTCTTCGTAAGAATACACAACCAAAAGGCTCATGTAGGGCTTCTGAATGGTCTTGGAGGGCATCCAATCAGTTACGTGAGGATAGAGGGTCAAAGGAATTCCAACCCTCTGCGGGTCGAGTTCGGTCAAACGTACAGTGGCAACGTTGCTCTGAACGATGGAGCTCTCAAGCATGTCAACAGCTACCTTAACGGTAAAGGTTGGAGATGCCTGATTTCCTTTGTCAGTGAAGAACTCTTTCAGCGATTTACGCTGTCCGTTGTCGTCGTTTTTGTCTGTCAAGAGACCAGACACAGAGGCTTTTTCCATTACAGAAGCAACCAGTGCATCTTTGAAGGACATCGGTTTATCCGTTGCCTTGGTTCCGGCCATCTCGTTCATGGCTTTGATAGCGGCAGCATTGCCGGCAGTTGCCTCGACCAGCTTCTCAACACTTTCTTTGAGAGCTTTGATTTCAGCATTGTCAAGTTTATCGGCAATCGTTTTATTGATTGACTCGATCCTTGCTTCAAGGTCCTTTGCGGTCACATTTTCTTTCTGTGAGTCAGCAATCAAACCCTTGATTTCTTTTAATAATTCTTCTTTCGGGTCCATTTTTACTGTTTTAAATGGGTTAATAAATAATTGTAATCAACCGTTTTCTGAGTGCCTTTATGGCGGCTCTATTTTAAATGAAGTGTCACATGGACGGCTCCAAAAGGTTTAAATTTGCAAACTCTTTAAAGTATTTTCTTGCCGCGTATGACGTATGCATTCGGTTAGTATCGGCATACCATTTGAACCGATTCAGATATTCAAAATCCTCATCATCAACCAATGCAACCTTACCTTGTGTCAATTTAATTTCTTTCACTTTTTATTAAAGTTATTAAGCCATTAAAATCTACTTCTCCAAGTATTCCAGATTTTTTAACGCCAATTGGCGGCTCTTTAGATGTTTGTGTTCCGCATTTTGTGCAGAAGGCACTTGTTTCTCCGGCAGGGATATTTACATCTGCCCCGCAGTTGTCACATTTTACTGTGCATGCTTCCGCACCTTCCACGGTAAGAGTAGGAGTAGCCTGATTACTACCTATTGGGACGGCAGATCCTTCAACGCACTTTGCTTCCAAAACATACCAGAAGTAGCC